GTGATGGTCTGGGAGCCGGAAGAGGCTTGCGGGAAGTCGATGTTGGCTACGGGAGAGACTGAGTTGGTAGTTACAGTCCAACCACCAGTTGTTCTGGCTACACCGATACGAGCATAAGCGCCGTACGAGGCTTCGGAGGTTGTCTGCGTACCTGCCTCACCTGGGTCGGCTGTATGTAGTGCTACAAATAGGCTGGTAAGAGGGGTGGTTGCTGTATTGTCGGCGATCAGCGCGATTGCCGTAGCATTGAAAATCAGCTTCAGTAAGTCATTTTCGAATGTGTCGCCTTTTGACATTGGGATCTCCTAGAGAGGGCAAGGGGACGCGGACGGAGCAGACCTTCTCTTATGTTATATTATAGAGTACCTCATAGGTCTCTTCAACAGGAACCTTAAGAAGGTCAGGTTTTAGTCTTAGCGATGTCCTGTGGGCTATCGAAATTAGGCTGTACATCGTCAATCAGGATGATCCTCCTCATCTCATCCCTAGTCAACAACGGCGGCTCAGGATCTGGCTGTGGCTGGACAGGTGCTGGAATGGGAGCAGGTGCTTGTTCAACAGGATTCATTTGGGTTGTCCCATCAGGATTCTTGATAGGCTTCCCGTTTGCGTCCAGTTTAGGTGTAGGTTTCTGCGCAGGGATACCAGTGGAGACTGCAACTGCCTTAGGAGGCTGTGGGAGCAACTTGAATAGGTTGGCTGCGGACCTAGCCTTCTGAGCAGCTGTTTGGGCTCTTTCCAGAGGAGACATCCTGAAGGCTGAGGGCCATTCAAACTTAGTAGGACCTGAGGGTAGGATCTTCAGATCCAACATCCTGTTAAAGAAAGGTAGTAGGACAGAGGGCTCAGCGAAGTTATTCCGCCTCTCTTCGATCCTGTTGGCCCAGGAGGATCTATCCTGGTCTGAGGCTAGCTGACCTGCTTCCGAACCCAGCAGGATCCTCTTCGGGATGCCCAGCGAACCTGATAGCATTGTGACGAGGATGTCGAATACACCTCTAGGATCTGGGACATCACTCCCTAGGGAGGTGATCTTCACGCCGCGGGTACGAATCACCCTCCGGAGCTTGTGGATATATTCTTCGATCTCATCAGTCAGCTCCTTAGCATCTTCAGTGGAAAATGCCATGTCTTTGTCTACATCTGCTTGGATACCACGGTTAGCAGTGATCCAGTAGGTCTCAGCAGTACCGCCACATACCTTCAGAAGGTCGTCGAGGAGATTGTAGACCCTCTGTAGACGGGCCACTCCAAAGACCTCATTCTCTAGAGGATCTTCTACGACATGGATACAACGAGTATAATGGATAAAGACAGGCTTACGCTTGAATACTACCTGAGGAGTAGATTGCGTCTGGATGTCATCTGACTGCAGCTGGTACGTGACTGGCAGTCCAAACCTGGGGCTTTGAGGACTCTCATCCCACGTCTGCACCTGCATAGAGTTCTGTCCGTAAGGCTGCAGATAAATTAGTTCTAAGCCCTGTCGGGGTTTAGCAGGTAGCTCGAGCGGACGATTATCATTCAGCCCCAATACCAAGACGGCATAGTCTCCCAGCCCCAATAGCCTGTCTAGCCTTTGGAAAACAGTGAATACCTTGAACTGGGTATTCATCTCCTTCCATTTCTTGTTGAATGCTTGAGTCCCTGTGATGGTAGGAGGGGTTGCCCAAGTAGCCGACGGGAAAGCATCTACAACTCTTACGGCAATGTCTTGACGAAGATACTTGTCATAGTAGTCTTGCGTGGACAGCGACTTCTTATAGCCGAAGACCTCATAGAGATTTCTAGCTCCTTCGTGTGTAATTCCCAGCCTATCGAAGAGGGACGCTCTAGATAACACTGAGGTTAGCGCCTTGAAAGTTTGGGCTAGCTTTGATTTTGTGTCTGCTGTAGGTGGTGTGATTGTGTCTACCATGGGTCTGTTACCTGCCGAATACGACGCCGGTTACTTGTCTGTTATCGCGAGGCTTGTCTAGGGGTGCTGTTGCTATCTTCTTGTCATCAGAGAAACGACCCCAGGTGGGGCTAGCTTTACGTCCCTTAGTGACGAAGTTATATGCCATTGCAAGGCAGTCAACCTGATCGTCAAAGCCTTCACCATCCCCTGAGAAATTGTCAAATTCGTCTAGAAAGGGCTTATTCCAAGCCTGATTGTCTACATAATAGACCTTACCTGCTTCAGCAGCGGCTAGCACAGGATGTGCACGGACATATTTTGCCTTCGTAGTGAGGTCACTGAACACCCGGTATTCAGGTAGAAGGTCGTTACGATAGTGCTCAATTACAGCCTTGCCAGAGCTGCCAGGCTCTTGCTCTATCACAATGGGTGTGTGTACACCATCTAGCTCGGCAGTGCTTCTAACGAACATCTTGGTGTCTTTAGCACCCATCCTCTTGCGGATGATGTTGTCAATATAGGTGATACGG